GTTCCTGGAGTCGATCCAGAATGTTGAGCTTTTACCGGCCAAGCGGGTGGAGGTGCGACCGCTGCAGCCGGTGATGCTCGGGGCCACGATGCCGGAGGATCAGCTGGCCGCGGCGTGGGACGGCATCCGCCAGCGGGCGACCGAAGCCCGCATGAAGATGCACGAGCCGCCGGCGGAGGAGAAGGCGGAAGTCGTGTGGTCGGCGAGCCGCCGGATTATCGGCATCGCCGGACGGGCCGGCGTCGGCAAGAACACGGTGGCTGACATGATCCCCGGGGCGTTGGTGCTCGGGTTCGCCGACCCGCTTTACGCTGGCCTGGCCGCAATGTTGAGCGTTCCGGAGGGGATGCTTCGTAGCCGCCGCAACAAGGAATCGCCGCTGGTGTGGCTCGGGAAGAGCCCGCGTGAGTTGATGCAGACGCTCGGGACGGAGTGGGGGCGCGGCATGGTGCGGGAAGACTTGTGGCTCCAGATCGCCGAGCAGCGAATGGCAGCCGCTCCCGGCACGGTCGTGTTTTCGGATGTGCGGTTCGACAACGAGGCCGAGTGGATTCGTGCCCGCGGCGGCGAGGTGTGGCTGGTAGAGAGAGTGCAGGAGACGCACCACAGCCACGTGAGCGAGGCCGGCATCTCGCCGCATCTCGTCGATCGCACAATCGCAAACCGTGGCACGCTCGAAGACCTCCGGCTGGCAGTGCTGGCCGCAGTCTCGGCATAGATGCGAGTGGCGACACGAAGGGGCACCTGTCAACATGGGCAATACTGGACACCCGTACAATGGTGGTAGGAGGCAGAGCGACGTGATTTCCCGTGCGCGGATCAACGAGTCGATGTTCCGCCACACGTCGAAGGGGCGTGAGGCCCTCGCGCCGCCGGGTGAAGGCGGAGAACACGTCCACTACCAACCGAAGAAGTCCGTGGGAATCGGGTGCATCACATCGCGACCGCGGCCGTCGGTCACGTTCTTCGAGGTGCTTGCCTATGAGATGGGATGCAACGTGCAGACCGCCAAGGAACTGTGGGAAAAGGGGCTCCTGAAATGACCACCGGCTCAATCGCTTCCGCACCGCTGGCGTCCGCTGGCAACTACGTGGACATCGCCGGAAAGGTGTCCGCATTCCTCCAGTCGGCGAAGGCTGCAGCCGCAGACGGGCTCACATGGCTGGAGTTTGGAGAGCTGCTCGTGGCCCTCCTCCGCGTGTCGATCGACGCACTCGACCACTACACCGGCTTGGATGGTGCCGAGAAAAAGGCGGTCGTTCTGGAGGCCGTTGCCAGCCTGTTCGACCTGGTGGCCGACAAGGCAGTGCCAACGGCGGCTTACCCGCTGTGGTTTGTCGCCCGCCCCGCTGTCCGTTCGCTGGTTCTCGCGCTGGCCTCTGGTGCCGTGGAGCAAGTGCTGCCGCTGTTGAGGGCCGCGTGATGCCAGCAGGCATGCTCGAACAGATCCGTGTGCTGCGCGACTGGGCCCCAGCCATCGGCTACGCCCGGCGGTATGCCGCGGCGGCGACCGAGGCCGATCGGTCTGGTGTGATCGCAGACGCCCTGGAGTGGGCCGCATCGCGGACTGCCGGCCGTCTCGACGATCGGCTGGCATCGCGAGTGGCCGCCGTCCTCCGCAGCCCGCAGGGCGTGGCCCTCGTGAGCGAAATCCTCTCGATCGTCGATTCCATCCCACAGGAGCCCGCCACGTGACTGCCGCCCTGCCCTACGTCCAGGCCGCCGTTGGTGTCGGCCTCGTCTGCTACGCCGTCTGGCTGATCGTTTCGAGGATGCGTCCGTGGTTCCATCCTAGCGAGCGGGCCCCGGTAGACGACCTCCGGCTCGTGATCGACCTTGCGGCCCGTCTGCGAGATAAGGGCCACCACGAGGCCGTGAAGGTTTGCGAGCAGTTGACGCATGAGCTGCTGAAGCCCACGGAGCCAGCCAAGCCGTGAGGCCGTTCGTCCTTCTCGCCCTGGGGCTCCTGCTCCTCGCCGGCCCGCTGCCAGCGTGGCCCGGTGGCGGCACCGCTGTCGCGGCGAAGGCCGCAACGGCGGCGGTCTACGTCTATGAGAAGGACGCCACGGCCGTGCCGCCTGGCGTCACGGTCGGCCTCAACAGGCTGAACCGGGAGCGGCAGATTATCGCCACGCTCCTCGAGGATGACACGACGGACGGCGACGGCGATGTGCCCGACCAGTACCGTGCCGCCGTGGAGGCAGCCAGGGACAAGGGTCTCCCTGCTCTGGTCGTGCTGTCGGGCTCAACCGTGCTGGCGATCGTCAAGGCCCCGACCGACGCCGACGCCGTCGTGAGGGCCGTCCCATGATCGACCCGAAACTGATCGACGTCTTCCCAGACGAGCACGACGGCTACCCGGATCACCTTGCGGCCGAGGACACGTCCGACGCCCTGCGGTCGGCATGCGGAGAGGCGAGCCGAGACTTCCCGGAGTCGATGTGGATCGAGCCGCGCGAGTGGGCCGAGCGGGCTGCGGAGAACGACCGGCACGGCCTGTGGGCGATGAACTTCCTCGACAGGTTCACGAACCAGACACCAACCCACGAATGCACGTGCCACAGTCTGCGGGCGAACTTCGAGGCCGCCCGCAACCGGGCCCGCGGGCTGATCTACCCAGACGGGCCGAAGGCAGGCGAGCGGTACGCCGAGTCGGCCACGAGCGGGTCGGTCTGGCTGTCGCCGCTTTCGGTCTACGCGGAGGCCAATCCTGACCGCTGGGGCGGGGCCAACGTCCGGCAGGTGCTCGAAATCGCCGTCCGCCGCGGCATGCTTCCGGACGTCCGCCAGCCCCGCGATTACGGCTTCATTCACGCGATCCCGGGCACGAGCGGCAAGGGCAACAACAATCAGGCCGGCGGGGCGTGGATCCCGGTGTCGAGGTTCCCGGCTGGCTGGCAGGAAACGGCCCGCCGCTTCCGCCCGCTCGAGGTGATCTTCCCGGACTCCTACGAGGAGGCCGTCTGCTGTGTCCTGAACGGCCTGGTTGTCAGCGTGGGCCGCCGTGGGCATGCCGTGCCGTGGGCCCGCTGGGTGGCCGACCAGAGGCTCATGGCCTACCCGGACAGCTACGACATCACCCGCTACGACTCCGACCGCACGGCCCGCTCCGCGTGGAAGGGGAGTTTCGCCATCGCGTCCGTGACCCTCCCTGACGACTGGAGCCGGCCCGCCGGGTGATGCCATGCGTTTCGTGACCACCATCGTCCTGTCGATTTTCGTGGCTGTCGCCGCGGGGGCCGAGTGCCACAACTGCACCGGCTCGCGCGTCGTCGGCCCCGGCCCGGTGCGGTTTCCATGCCCGGTGTGCGACGGGACCGGCGAGGTGCCGGAGGTGGTGCATCCGCCGGTTGTGCTGTCAGGCGAACGGGCCGCCGGCCAGCCGCGGCCGGTTGTCGCCCGTGTCACGTCCGCCAGCGGAAACATGCGGCACTCCGGGTCGGGCGTCCTCGTGGCTGCCAGCGGGTCTACGGCAACCGTGCTGACGAACTGGCACGTGGTCGATGAGGCCCGCGACGGCATTACCGTGGAGTGGCCAGACGGCTCGCGAGCCCCGGCCAATCTGATCGCACATGACCGCGTCTGGGACTTGGCCGCGCTCTCCGTCGCCCGACCCGGAGCCGAGCCCGTCGCCGTGGCTGCACAGGCCCCGAAGGTTGGCGACCGGCTCACGATCGCCGGCTACGGGCCCAAGGGCGTCTATCTGGAGCAGACGGGGGCCGTGACCGACTACGTCTCTCCGCAGAACATCACCCACAGACAGATCGTCGAGATGCGGGCAGCGGCCAGGAATGGCGATTCCGGCGGCCCAATGTTCAACGCCGATGGAGAATTGGCAGGCGTGCTCTTCGGCCACGCCAACGGCCGCACGTTCGGCAGCTGCTCCACCCGCGTGGCAGCGTTCCTCGAGGGCGCGAAAGTCGCCGCGGCCCCGGCCAAGGCCCGAGCCGTGTGCGCCGACGGGAGGTGCCAGGCCCGATGAGCGGCACCGACGAACTGCGGGACGCACGCGACCACGCTTGGGAAGCACTGGGATCGACGCCCGTCCGGCGGGCGATGCTGGGCCGCGGGCGGTGCGATGCCGTCGTGCGGGTGGCGTTGAGCGAATGCCGGGCGGCCAAGGTCGCCGGCCCCGGCCTGCTTCGCACGGTCGAGGATCGTGTCCGGGCGAGGTATCGAGACCAAGAGGGGTTTGCGTTCATGTCGCTGCTGATCGCGTGGGCCATCTCGGCGATCGTGCAGGCGGTGGTTGCTCATTGGCTCAACAGCGCGGAGACAGGCACGTGACGCAGCAAACCAGTGACAGCATCGACGTCGGTATCCGCGTGGCTCGCGAGTTTGGGTTCCCGTGCTTTGTGCTGTGCGTGGTCGGGTGGTGGGTTCACGCGGCGGCGATTGCCATTCACAGCAGCGTGGTGGTTCCGGTTATTGAATCGCATTCGCAGTTCTTGACCGCCACGAGCGAAACGCTGAAATCGCTGGGCGAGACGCAAGAGCAGCAGGCCAAGGCCCTCCACGATCTCGCAGAGGGACAGCGGGAGATTCAGCAGGTCATCCGGCGGTGGGCCACCGGCGATACGGGAGGTTCGCCATGACGGCAGAATCTCCGCTGTCGCGGCTTCAGGCCCACGTCCGCTACCGGCTCGCCAACCGCGTCGAGTTGGTCAAGCCGTGGCGGATGGACGAACTGACGCGGCTGGTCGTGTGGCACTGGCCGCATCGGCACCTCGAAGCGGCGTTGCGGTCCGGCAGCCGCCACCACAAGGCCGTCGATCACGCGATGGCGCTCGTGCGGGCACAGGTGCGAGAGCAGTGGGAGGCCCGGCACGGTGTCGGCCCGCTCTGGCAAGCGTTGCTCGCCGGCACGGTGGACTTCACATCGCTCGTCATATTGGATCTCTGGTTGTCCGATTCACGCTGGCGTGAACGTCTCGAGGAAATGAGGGAGGTGGGCTGATGGCTACGTTTTCAATGCAGGGCTCCGTGGAGATTGTCTCGCGTCTGGTCGACGGTGCGGCGACATTGGCGGCAAACGCCAATCGAAGCCTCGTGCTGTCGAACGGCACGGGCTCCGGCCAGGCGAACGGCTACCACACCGAAACGCTGTCGATCGCGGCTGGGCAGACCTCGACCATCGACCTGCGGGCGCTGGCGATTTCCGCGCTGGGCGCGACGGGCACGCTGGCCTTGGCCGCCGTGAAGCAGCTGCTCGTGATGAACCACTCCGAAAAGACGGCGATCACGGTGTCGCCGGCCGCGACCGATGGCTGGGCAAACATCGGCGGCTCCATTCCGCTCGGCGTTTCTGGCACGCTGTCCATCACGTCGCCGGTTGGCGGGATCGCGACGTCGGCGAGCAGCAAGGCTGTGACGATCACAAACGGCGACACGGTGCATTCGCTGAACGGCAATACCACGAGCGGCCAGACTGC